TATCGCTTGCGTGCACGAACGGCAGCTCACAAGCAACCGGCTCTGGCTTCCCGCTCTCAGCGTCGGCCGTCCGGCCGGGCTCGGCCTTCGACGGCGCTACAGTGCGCATCGACGGGCGCGAGTACGAGATCGCATACGTCGTCAACGCAACGACCCTGCATTTTACTACGCAGTTCGTCGGTGCGTCGGCAACGTACGCGACAAGCGTGCGGCAGCGCCAAGTCTATATGCCGTCCGATACGATGACCGTCGAGAGCGTGCTCGATATGACCGACGCGCTACCCCGGTCGCAAGCGCAGCTCTCGAAGTGGGTGCGCGACGACGTGCAGCTCGACCCCGACCAACTCGGTACGCCTACCGCCTTCATGCCTTCGCAGTCTCGGCGCGTGCGAGCTCCTCGTGCCGTTACAGGCGTGTCGATTGCTTCGCCAGGTGCCGGCCGTGGCGTGCGTACGCTTCAAGTTTACATGGTCAACGTGCGTGCACCCGGCACGTCAAGCCCGGTAGAATACCCGGCGCAGTTCTCGGGAGGTTTCGAGTCGGCGCTTTCGCCGCCGTCGACCTTCGTGTTGTCTGACACGCAAGAGCTTTCGCTCGTGCCTGAGACGTTGAACAACCGAACTGGGCTGTATCGCCGGTACTACTTCACGTGTACCGATCAAGGCATCGACGCACCCGTGCGCCTTGCCGACAACTCTTCGAAGGTCGATACAGTCAGTCCGGCCGGCACCGTGACGCTTTCCCCCGATACGCGATTGTCTGTCCTACAATCGCAGGCATTCGGGGAAGCGTCTGTGCGCTACCGCTCAACCGGCGGCGTGTATCGAGCCTTCGAACTCTACCCACACCCGAGCAGCAACGCGCGAATGCGTCTTCGTCGGCTTATGGCACCGCAGGACATGAAAGAAGACCACGACGTCCCGCTCGTGCCGCAAGCCTATGCGCAGGTCATCGCATACGCCGCGATGGAACAGCTCTGCTTGAAGCACGACAACGCAGCGCTCGCACAAGTCTACGCCCGCAAGAAGGTCGCACTCTTCCAAGCAATGGAAGCGCGATACCTAAAGGGCGTACCGCGTCGCATCATTAAGGGTGAGGCGTACACGAACGCGCGTTTCTATCCAAACCCCTTCGGGCCTCTGACCTTCACGCCATAGGGGAAACATGCGCGGAACGACACTACAGACCCCGACTGCCGGCGGCATCGAGACACGCGTACCGGGCAACCCGCAAAACGCGCAAGTGCTCGACAACTGGACAATCGATCCGTCGACGGGCGGCTGGTCTTCTCGGGTCGGGTACGAGCGCTTCCGACCGCAGACAAGCGCGGGCTTCCAGCCGTTTGACTCTACCGGGCCGATCACATCGCTACACGTAGCGCAACACTTGGCGCAAGGCGCACGGCAACTGGTCATGTTCGAAGCCGACGGCGCGCTGCAGATGGTGTACGACATCGCCGGAACACCGGTACGCCGCACGCTGCAATCGGGCCGACATACGCCGACCGCTACCGAGGCCGGTAGTTGGTACACCGACGTCGGTGACCGGACCATTGTCACAAACGGCGTCGACCGTCCCGTGATTGTGCGCCCGTGGCCACTCGGCAACGCGACCGAAGCAAGCAATACCGCAAGCTCGTGCGTGCGTGCGCTCGGCTTCGCGGGTGCACCGTCGCCGGTTGAGGCAATGCGGAACGAGCCGATGGACCCCGGCACGCAATCGCAGCGCACGGCCTCGGGCGGTCGCACGTCGTTGTGGTGCTCTTTCTCGGCGCAAGTGCCGGGCGAGACCGCGGGCGTATGGGGTTTGGGCTTCCCGCGTGGCGTAGCCAACAACGACGAGCAAAGCGTCTTCGACTGGTCGATTTCGTACTTGACCGACACGGGCAGCGAGTCGCCGTTGTCCGCACCGGCAACCCTTTCGTGGGTCATGCCCGAAACGGCGAAGGGCTTTCGAGCTGCGATTGCGCTGCGCGTTCCGACCGGACCCGACGGCACTGTCGGTCGCGTGCTCTACCGCTCGCGCAACTATTCCGACGACTACGTGTACCAGGCGGACAATCGGCTTTTTGAAGTCGGCCGGATTTACAACAACGCCGACGACCTGTATTTCGACGCCGTGCGCACGTCTTCGCTCATTGTGCCCGCACCGACGGTACCGACTGTCGGGCTACCCGCACCGCGAGCTCGCTTCAGTGCCTTCTGGGCTGGCGTGTTGTGGCTCGACGGCGGGCTCGAAGACGCCGATACCCTGTATTACAGTCGACCAGGTCGTATCGAAGAGTTCGCCGCCGACGGCTTCTTGCGTCTCGGCGGGCAAACGGCTGGTGGCATTACTGCGATCTTTCCGCATTACGCGGCGCTCGTCGTGTTCCGCGAAAACGCCGTCGACGTCGTTACGGGCAACGCTGCCGAAGGCTTCCAGAGTTCGACGATTGCGACCGGCGTGACGTGCCGGGCTCCGCACAGTGTCGCGGCAGTGCCCGGTCTCGGGCTCGTCTTCCTTGCGCTCGACGGCGTCTATGCAATCGTCGGCGGTTTGCAAGGCGGCGCAACCTTCGACGTCGTCAAGCTGACGACCGCGCAACGCGAACTAATCGACAGAATCACACCGGACCTGCACCCGAAAGCCGTCGGCGTCTTCAGCCCGAAGAGCCAAGAGTACCACGTATACGCACCTGCAGACGGGCAAGACCGACCGTCTCTCGGGCTCGTGCTACACGTCGACCTGCTCGAAACGAGCTTGTCGCCATGGTCAACCCGTACCGGCTTCCCGGTCGGAGCGATCGCAACCATGTACGACGGCACGGTCGTGTTCGGACATCACACCGGAGTCGAAGCCGGTGCCGGCAGCGAGGCGGGCGTATTCCTGATTACGCAACGTCGCGCCATGGGCGGAACGGTCGGCGGCGACAACGCCTTCTCGTACGGCAACCCGCCGACAAGCGTGTACCGTTCCACGTGGAACGACTTCAGCGACGCGCAGCAAAACAAACAGATTCTATACGTAACCGTGTGGGTGCTGACGACCGGTCAACCGACAGTAACCGTAAAGCACTTGAAGGACTTCTCGCTTCAGGCGGTCGAAGAGCGCTCGTACTTGGCGCAACCGCCCGACGCTGCGAGCTTGCCGACCTTCGACACCGCCACGCTTGGCACGTCGACTGCCTATCGCAGGGCGCGACTCGTCCCGCTTCGCGTGTCGGTTGCACAGATGTCGTGTTCGTGGTTCGCTTTCGAGATGTCGACAACCGACGACCTTGTGATTGTCGGCTACGAGGTCGAATATCAGTTCGGCAAGACACGCGTCATTGCGGGCAAAAGGGCACAATGAAACACTGGACACAACGCGAGACGAGGACGGGCGGCAGCGTCACGCCGGATAGTATCCAACGCGAGATGACGAGCTCGCAATCGAGTATGACCGCGCTCGACCGCTCGCAGCTTCCCGCGGCTTGCATCGATGCGACGCGGTTGAAGGACTACGCGCTGCATCGCGTGTACGAGGTGATTCCATGGGGGACGACAGGTGAGCAAACGGTGCTTGTTAACACGGCCGCACCGCTCAACAACTTCAGCGCCGTTACCTACCAGCTCTATAACGGAGGCTGGACGACCGTAGCGACGACCACACTAACGGCCTTTAAGGGCGGTAGTCTGATGGCCGAGTGGGGCGGCAATGCCTACGTTTACCCGGCATCGACCGAACCAGCGCTCGCAAACATCGAAGGCATTCCGCGCTATGTTCGGCTGCGATTGCTTGTTGCCGGCCGTGTGCTCGTCGAATGCCTCGGGCCGGCTTCTCACGAAGCGTTCCGCGTCTTCGGTACCGGCATTTTCGAACAAGGTGACTTGCCGGTCGAGGCTCAGATTCGATTGACCGACGCGACCTATGACGACATTTTGCGGGAAGTTACGACAAACGACCCTATTTGCCAGGCGCACGTCTACAGTATGCGCTTTCTTGGTATCGGAAGGTGGCGCTGATGTCTCGAATCAACCGAGCTCGAATCGTCGACGGCGACGAGACCACGGCCGCAAGTTTGAACGACCGCTTTGATGACTTCTCGCAGGCAAACGCCGTCGACCAGTTCAACCTGAGAGACGCCGCGGTCGACTTGCCGCAACTCGGTACAGGATTCCAAGCGCCGTTTATGCAGTCCGACAACCTCGGAAAGTCTGACCTCTTGCACGATGCACCGGTATCGTTTGCGGCGCAGACATCGACCCCGTACACGACGCCGCACGTGCTGCATTCTGGGTCGATTTCTAACCCGACCTTCGCGACGTATTCGGGCGGCTTGACTGTTACTACAAGCGACGTCATGCGGATATACTGGTCGCTCTCAGTAAAAGCAGTCGTTCGAAACGAGCCCTATCGGCAAGGTATGCAGTTCAACGCGATAAAAGGTAGCGTTAGCGATTTTAACGTTTCGACGAGTGCGGGTTGTTTCGTTGCGTGGCTGCAGTGGGACATCACGAGCGCCAGCCTGACGCACTTTGAAGAGGTGCCGGGTCAAGGCGACTTTAAGACGGCGGTCGGGTCGTTCTACGGTAACAGCTTGCAAAGCTGTCAGGCGACAACCGTTATTCCGCTTTGGTCGGTGTATATGCGAAACATTAACGAAGGCAACGTGAACACGTCGACCGAAGAGGCAACCGCCGCGGGCTGGCGTGGAATCTCGGGAACGTGGCACCATAAGCCCGGCACGAACCGCACAATCTACGGGCTACGCGTTGTGCTTCTCGGCGTCATGCACCCGCGTCGCGCTTCGGCCGGAACGGTAAACACGTTGGTACACGACATCGTGCCAGGTACGAACGTCGACCTAAACTACACAGGCGGTCAACTTGTAACCTTCGTCAACCGGGTCAAGTAATGGCGTACGTAAAGCCCAACACTTTTTCGGACGGTACGACGCTTCTTGCAGCGGAAGTGCAAGGCAACGTCGACGCCTTGCGCATCTATTTGCACGAAGGCATTGTACAAGCCGACTTGTTGAACTCGCAATGGGTCGACACCCGGCACGTGCAACCGCCACGCTTCGACCCGCTTACAGGACTGCAGCACGGCGTCACGGGTCAACAAGGCGGGCAATGGTCGGGTGCGCTTGTTCGCCTGCAGTTTTCGACGTCATACGTGACGGGCAACGGGTTCGGGTCGTCTGCTGGAGACTGGCGACGCTTGCCCAACACGACGTTTGATATTGACGTACGCCGGAACGCGAAGATTCTCATGCACTGGTCGGTCGAGATGGAAGGCGGGCCGGATGACGTACCCGCCGTCTCGGGCCGTACGCCAGCGATCGGCGCCCGGTACTCGTACGTGTGCCCGTACGTCGGCACGATGGACCTTGCCGGCCGCAACAACTACGACCCGCAAGAGATTAAGAACAACGCGAACGGCTTTCGAAGCGGCCCACCGTACGGACCAGACCGGCCGTATTCGGCGTGCAACGGCTACGGCCGGCGTACGGGTGTGAAGGCTCGCGCGCTTACTGCAGGTGCCGACGTCACGCCGATTGGGCTGTGCACCTGGTCGCAGATTGACCGCTCGGCCGTCATCAACTGGTCTATTGCTCTCGAAGTCTGGTACCTGTAGGAGTTTTTATGTCTACCGCGGCTCTTGTAATGGGTGGCCTGCAGATTGCGGGCAACGTTGGTGCTGGCATCGGCACGGCAATTAGCGCACGCAAAGAGAAGGAAAGGCTCGAAGCCGAGCTTGCCCGAATCAAACGGAACCGTGGGCTGTCGGCACCGCGACGTGCGCAGCTTGAAGCCGTCGGGCAATCCGCGCAGATTGGAGTCGAGCGCGCGACGCAAGCGTCGCAGGCCGAGCAGCTCGCAGCGCAAGCCGCAACGGGCGGCAGCGTCTCGGGCCGAGACATCTTCTTGCGAGAGCAGGCAACGCAACAAGCGCGACAGGGTGCCGCAATCGCAGGCGGGCAACAAGTGCTCGAAGCGGACCTTGCAGCGCGTGCCGAGCAAGCGAACCAGATGGCACAGATTCGAAGCGGCATCGGCGCAGCCGAGCAACAACGCGTCGCTGGCATTACGCAAGCGCTTACGGGCGGTTTCGCAGGCGGTGCAGCGGTAGCGGGCGAAGTCGTGCGACAGGAAGACATCGCAAACGCGCAGCAATTCGACTTGAAGAAGCTCGAAGCGCAGCTCGGCGCATTGAATGAACTTGAACTACAAAAAGCAGCACTCGGCGGCGCACCTTCTCAATCTCCTTACAGGTGACGTAATGCCCGCAAAATACGAAGAATACCTCGACAGCTACAGCGCAGCGCTGCGCACGCGGAAAGCGTACGACGCAATCATGCGTGACGTGCTCGACGAGCGGCAACAACTCGCAGCGCTACAGCAGCTCATTGCGAGCGAACGCAACACGCTTGCACAGCTCGAAGGCACGCTCGTCGCGCAAAACACCGAGCAAGGGGTAGCGGGCGAGATTCTAAAGGCTCGACTCGGCACGCAACAAGCCGACGCGCAACGGGCGGCGTCAGCACGGGCGGCCGGTGCCGCTGCGACTGCAGTGCCGCGCGAGCTTGTCGACTTTGCCAACAAGCTCGGCTTCGACGACGAAAGCCGCGAAGGCCTGACTCCAGGTGACGCGAACCAGATTGCGCAGCGCGCGACGCAGCTCCTTGCAGACCGTACGCGGCCGATGACAGAGCAAGCCGCACGCGCAGCGGTCGCCTATGTGCAGGCGTTGCCTGGTGTACCGGCGCAAGCGTTGCGACAAGTCGAAAGCGCACGCGATAGCGTGCCGGACCGACCGACGCGCGGACCTGGTCAACGTCGCCTGTCACCCGAAGAGGCTGCGCAGAAAGCCGGCGAAGAGCAAGCGCTTGAAGCGGTGTATCATTCGTCGCCGCTCGGCTATGTCGGCGCGTTCGACGGCGAAGCGATTGCAGACCGACGGCGCACAACGACTGTCGAAGGCACGAGCTTCGAAACCGAAGACGACGCGTTCGTTGCCTATCTTGGCCTACTCGAAGACGGCGTCGCGACTGCCGAAGAGCTCGCAGCCTTCACCGACGCAACGGGCGAACAAGCCGAAGCCGACTTCAAGCTTGCCCGCCGGGTTTACGCCGAAGCAAAAGCACAAGGCGCATACCAGAATCGACAGCGCAAGTATTTCGACCCGTCTTGGTTGAGCCAGTCGGCACGGGTTGCCGGGCTCGAAGCCGAGCTCGTAGCGACTACGCCGGAAACGCGACGCACGGCAACGCAGGAGACTGCGCGGCGATTGTTGCAGCAACAAGGGCTCGACCCCGACGACAAATACCTGCAGTTTCGCGGCACGCCGAAGTACGACTTTTACAACGCTGCCGACCGCGTCTTCGGGTCAGTCGACGAAATCATTGCAGCCACGGGCGGCGAAAAGAATATCGCCAAGCTTCTCAAGCAATACGAGACGGCCGGCGTCGACTGGACTGTCGAGCAACTTGCCGCGCAACTCGGTAAAACCATGGCCGGCGACGAGCTCGTAGACGCTATGGGCTTTGCGCTTGCACTCGACCGACAGACCCGCGAAGGCGTCAAACCGGTCGACCGCAAAGCGCTGCAAGACGAAGAGCGTGCGCGGATCGCAGCGGCAGAAAAGGCAAGCAAGGCAGCGGCAGCGGCAGCCGAGCAACGCTTGCAAGCAGCACGGCAAGCAAAAGAGGAAGCCGCCCGGCTTGCGTTCGATCCTGGGTTTCGAAAGCCGGAGCAATCTGCGGTCAAGCAAAAGCGCGAAGCTCCTGAAATCGACGCAGCGACAAAGTACGCGAGGTTGCGCGCCGAAGGCCTTACGCAAGAACAGGCCCGTGAACGGTTGCAAGCTGCAGACAAAACAGAGGCCGAACTCGAAGCCTTCGCGAGAGGTGGGCCGCCGCCTACCGACGAAACGCTTGCGGCAGATTTCACGCCCCTTTCAGATTTCGAATCTGCTGCAGACATACAACTCGGCGGCGGCGTCATCGCTGCCGAAGAGGTAGTCGAACAACCAGAGACCGCAAGTGAAGCGCGCACCATGCGCGAACGCATGGCGGCATTGACCGACGACGAACTGTTTGCCATGTTCGACGAGGAACAACCGTGACGCCCGAACAACTCGCAGCGCAAGCCGAGCTCGCACGCCGAGAGCTCGCTCGCCGGCAAGCGGCAGCGGAAGAGCAACCGCTAACACTGTTCACGGGCGACCTTAGTTTCGACGAAGAAGACGCAACGCCGGTCGAACCGGTACCGACCCGCTTGCCCGTCACCGAAGCGCCGACAATGCCAACACAGTTTGAGCCTGTCGAAGACACGCAACGCCGACTCGAAGAGCTTGTTGACCAGCGCGTGCAAGACGCTCTCGACCGACGTGACGAGCTACTAAAGCCCGAACAGGTCGACGCGTTCGTTGCGCGCGAAGAGGCACGGGCCGAGCGCGACATTGCCGAACAACGGAACCAGATGCTTATTGCGGGACAAGACGAGCCCGTAGCACCGACGACCTTCTTCCCGCCCGGTCGGCCGACGCGCATGGTTGACGGGCGGCAACGTGTCGGTGCCGAAGGTGACTTCGAGGGCTTCTTGTCGCAGGACGTCGAACGCCTGTATCGAGACCCCGACACGGGCAAGCTACGACCGGCTACCGGCTTCGAGGAGCTTGTCGAGACGTTTGCTGCGCAACCGGTAATGACAGAGGCCGAAGCCCGTCGAGCCGACGAGGCCGTGCAAGAACAACGGGACGCGATCCGATTCCGTATGCAGGCCGGCGAAGAAATCAGCCCGGCCGAAGCGCAGCTCGTCGACCCGTCCATGTCCGTGTCTCGCAGTGCAAAGGCCGTGCTTGACTACGCAATGAAGAGCGAAGCCGAGACGGGCGGCGTGTACGAGTCGATGCTTGCGGCAACGCTGCGCGCTACCCCGGCGTTCCTTTCGGCGTTGTTGCGCGAAGGCTACTTCACGGGCTTCGGCTACGATGTCGACGCAGACGGCAACCCGGTCGACAAGTCCGACATCGGATACCAGATAGCGCAAGCGCGCGACTTCGTCGGCTTGCCGCCCGTTATGACGCGGTTCGGTACGTCGCGACTTGCGACCCCGATACCGTTGCCCGGCGTTGCCCGTTATGCCGAACGGCAGCAAGGCGTCGAAGCAACCGACCCCGACGCGCGAAGGCAACGGGCCGACGCCGACCTTGACCTGCTGCGACGCATTGCGCGCGACGTGACAAACGACCGCACGCTTGGCGACGAGTTTGCCGATTCGCCGGAATACCGCAAAGCCGCTTTCGATGTGTACGGCAGCGAGGACGCCGCTTTTTGGCTCGGCACGGGTGGCGAGATTGCCATCCCGGCCGGTCCAGGTACAGCGGCACGCGGCGCTGCGAAGCTCGTCAAAGGCTTCGCCGGCATCACGGGCGAGTCACCGAAGGCGGCACGCCTTGCCGAAGCGCTCATCTCGAAGGCCGAAGCGAGCTCGGCAACGCGTCAAGAGCGGTCGATGCTTAACGTAGCGGCCGACCTTGCTGCCGTCGTCACGAAGGGCAAGGCAAGCGACGGGCGTATCGTGCGGCACGTAGCCGACCAAATGGTAGACGCCGCGGGCGACTTCTCGAAAGCAGACAAGTCGAAGATGGTGCAAGCCGTCAAGTCGTCGAGCAACACGAGCGAACAGATAACGCGCGACATGGCGCGGGCTATCGACCGGTCGCCAACTGACAACGCCTTCGAGCGCTTGCGGGTCGAGATCGATCTACGCACACCCGACGACATGGTTCTCGTATCCGAAGCGATTGCGGTACCGCGTGCACTCGCAGTGCAGACCGAGCGCGTCATGTCCGACGCCGTGCTGCGCTTGCAGCGTGCCGAGACGCCCGATCAACAAGCGCTCATCCTTTCAGTATACGGCATGGAAAGCTACGCCGACCGCGTGCGCCGTGCCGGCGGCATTGCGAACCTTGACCCGCGACTGCAG